ACCGATTGCGACGAACGCCTCGGCGATGGCCGGAGCGCCGTCATACCGCGCGGTGCCCTTGAACACGGTCTGATCCTGAAGGAATCGGACGTGTTCGGAGGTCGCGAACTGCGTGCCCGCGCGCTCGGCCAGCGTGTACAGGTCGAAATAGCCGCCGATGATCACGTTATCGGGCAGGAAGGACAGCACCTCGATGTCGCCGCCGATCACGGGCATGGTGCCGCCCACGCCGGTCACGATCGCGCCAGCCGCGTTGACGCTCAGGGCCTCGGCGGTCAGCTTCGTGTACGTGGTCTCGTTCATCACCCAGGTAGTGCGGCCGCGGCTGTACTTGCCCTTCGCGGCACCCGAAGCGGTCACGACCGCCTTGAACAGGTCGGCGCCGGTCGCGGTCGAGGGCACGGTGATGATGTTGGTGGTGTGCAGGTCGACCCACGTGCGCGCGGTGGCCGGGTAGCCGGTCGGCACTTCGGTCTGCACCAGACGCGAGACGATGCCCTGCGGCATTTTCTGCGTGGTGGTGCCGTTGCGGCCGTACAGGATGGCCTTGTCCAGCGCGAGGCCGATCGCCTGGCCCAGCGCGGTAATCAGCTCGGTAGCCAGGGCCACGTCGCTGTCATCGAGGTTGGCGTTGCACACAGCGAAATAGCCGCCCACCTTGAAGCAGTCCATTTCCAGGTCGTTGAAGCCCAGCGTCAGCTCGTTCAGGTTGGCACAGCAGTCAGTCCAGATGGCCTCGGGCACGGTGCCCATGATCACCTGGCGCGCCTGACCGCCGACCTGACGCACAGTCACGTGCCGGTACAGCTTGGAATACTGCTCGACGTTCTCGCGGATCATGCCCAGCATGACCTCGGGGATCGTCAGGCCGACGTTGGTCAGCGCGCGCTTCTCCTTGATGGCGCTGCGCACCTCGCCCAGGTAGGCCTTCACGTCGTCACGGGTGACGATATCGGCGACAGAGCCGCCGCGGGTGATGATCTTGTCCATCTTCTCTTCGCTCCTCTTTTCATCGTTCGTCGGCGCGGGCGTCTCCTGCGCCTGTTCCATCTCGGCCAGCTCGCCTTCAAGCGCGGCCACCGTCCGCTCGAGCTCGCCGGTCTTCTCGACGTGCTCGGTCTTCTCCGAATCGAACGCGGTCACGGCCTCCTCGACCGCCGCCTTCTCCTCATCCGTCTGCGCCTCGTCGATCATCGCGGCCAGATCGGCCTCGCGCTTCTCAAACTCGGCGTCCATCGCGCGTTCAGCCTCATAGGCCGCCCGCGCATCCTTAATCTTCCTTGCCAGCATCAGCACTTTCAGCGCCATGCTTCAGCACCCCCTTCATTTTTTCCCGCCACGCGGTCAGCTCGCGCGCGCGCATCGCGTCACGCTCCGCCGACCTCGCGGAGATGTTCGTGGCCTCGTAGGCCGGGAACGTACACGCACTCACCTCGAACAGGTCGACGTCGCGGATCGTCCAATGCACCGACCCGTCGGCGAGGCGTTCGGTCACCTCGTCCACGATCTCGAAGCCGAACGAGCACTGATCCACGTCCCCGCGCTGCACACGCTCATACAGGTTGGCCGCGTCCTGATCTTTCGGATTGATCAGGATGTCGCCCCACAGCCCGTGATCGTCTTCCCGGAGCGTCAGCGTGCCCGCCTTGGTACGCCCCAGGACCAGCGTGGAATCGTGATTTGTCAGCGCCCTGACGTCGCTCTGCGCCAGCGTGCGCGAAAAAGCGCCCGGCGCGATGCTCTCGCTCATGCCCGGCGCGATCTCGTAGTTTGAATTGAACACCGCGAAGTAACCCTCGATGTGTTTCTGCCCGTCGGTCTCGCGCGTCTCAAACCGCGTGGTGATCGGGTGAACCTGTCTCCGTTCCATCTTCTCCCGCCTTTCTTATCGGGCACCGCGCCGCCTCCGGCGACAGCGCCCACCAGCCCTTGCAGCTCTTGAAATACTGATGCGCGCAGGGCTCTCCGTCCCGCGCGCATATGATCGCCATGTCCGGCCCATACCGGGCCTTCGGGCAGTCCAGCGTCAGTTTCATTCGTTCTGCACCAGCTTCTTCTGCGCCCCGGCCATATCGGTCGGGATGTAGTTTTCGAGCCGCACGTAATCCTTCAGACCAGCCGGTGCCATGTGCAGCCTGTCGCGCCATTCGTCGCCGTTGATGTAGCCGCGATCCGCACCCGCCAGCAGGATGTCCGACATGGCCTTCAGATCGTAGTCGAGCAGGCTCCAATAGTTCAGCACGATGTACCATTTCGGCGAGATGATCAGCGCGCGCGTGAGCTCCTGTTGGATCATCATCGCGATCCCGCGCACCCGCGTCTGGACGAACATATTCCACTCGTCGCGGTTGTACGCGCCAACGCCCAGCAGATAGGGAGGCACGCCCAGCACCGCCGCCACCGTGCGCTTGTCAAGCTCCACCGTGTCCTTGATCGCGAGGTCGTTCAGACTGAGCGGCTTCACCTGCTCCACGCTGAACGCCTCCGCCGGGATCATCCACGGCGCGCCCGGGTATGGCGGTTTGATGTAGCTCTCAAGCAGCCTGTTCCGCCCGTCCGGGTCTGCGAACTCCGGTGTCAGCCCGTCGACCTTCACGATGATCGAGGGCTTCCACTCGCTGGACATGAACGCGTTCTCTGTGCGCTGCGCCTGCCGTAGATTCTGGGCGATGTCCCGCAGCGTCACCGTCAGGCCGCGCCCCTTCCACGGGTACAGCGGGTCGGGATTGTACGCGAAGTGGATCACGTCCTCCGGCGAGTGCGGCACGCCGTCGATCAGCACCGAGTACTCGCGGTAGCTCCCGGCCTTCGGCATGAAGCTGACCCGCGCCGCGCTGATCGGCTCCAGGCTTTTGATGATGCCACCGTATGTCCTCGGAAGGACGATGCCGTTCCCCTCGCCGTACAGCAGCGTGTTCATCACGTTCGCGGCCATCCACTGAAGCCGCGTCATCGTGCCGCACGGCGTGATGTCGATCATCCGGCTCAGTTCGTTTTCGATCCGCACATCGCCGTCTTTGGTGTTCTCCATGATTTTAATGGTCATGGAGCCGACCAGCTCAGCGATGCGCAGGCACCCGGCCTGAATCTCCGGGCAGTCGCTCAGGCGCGTGTACCCCGGCGTGCAGATGTCTCCATCACGCAGCCACAGCGCCACCGAGCCCGCGCTCCGGGTGCTGGCCTGCTTCGGCGCATCGCGTCTCTTTTTGCTCATTCAAAAATCGCCTGCCTTTTATCTCTGATCAGGTGGCGGCTTTCTCGCCCCACCAATTCGCCGCAGCCTTGCCGCGCTCCATATTCTCCAGCATCCGCACCACCGCGAACACGTCCGCGTCGAACACGTCGATCCGGTGCTCCGGCTGGATTTTCTCATATTGGATCATGTCGTCGGTCTTCTCGATGGCCCGCACATTCGCCACGCAGTACTCGTAAGGCTCCGCGCCCAGGTAGTAGAGTTTTTTATCCTTCGCGGCCTTCTCGATGTGCCTGAAGCCCTCGCTTTTCTTGTAGAAATACTGAGGCTGGTCGACGATCTGGAAGCCGGCCTGCTTCATGCCGATAAAGTACTCGCGGCAGAATTTCCGGTCGTGGCCGACCTGCCTGATCCTGAAGCCGCGCGCCTTCATCATCTGGAACCAGCGCACGACCGCCGTGTGATCGTTCGTCGGCGCGTTGCACATATCGAGCCAGCCGTCATCGCGCCAGCCGAACAGCGGGATGTCGTCTTTCTCGGCCTTTTCCGTCGCTGCCACGATCGGGAACCAGCAGTGTGGGATCACGATCTCGATGCCCTTATACTGCCCGTGCAGGCACGCCGCCGTCAGGTCGTGGAGTTTCGACAGGTCCGCGCCGCCGTACCAGTCCACGCCCAGCCGCGCGAGGTAGTCGAGCTTTTTCTCGGTCGGCCACATCGGGTCGATGCCCAGCGCCTCGCCCGCCGCCTCATCAGATCGCCGGAACTCGTCGATATTGAAGTATGCCGTCATGGCCGACGTGAACACGTTCAGCGATTTCGCCAGGAAGTTTTTGCGCTGCTGCGGATCGTTTTGCGCCTGCACCGCCTCGGCCATGATGTCGTCTGGCCGGATCGTGACGCCGTAATTCGGGTTGGCCTTCTGCTGCTGGATCGGGTTGGTGAAGTCCACGTCACCGCGCTCGTCGATGTCCGCCGCGCAGATGAAGATGAAATACTGATCATCCGTCACCGTGCCGCGCAGCACCTTCCGGCAGTACTCCACGCGCTGGGCGCAGAAGCCCGTGCCGTTGTCACCGGCGGACGTGATGATCACGGCCAGCTTGTTCGTGTACGCTTTGCCCGCCTCGCGCAGCACGTTATACTGTGTCGGCGACTTGTACGCGTGCACCTCATCCGCGATGATGTACGGCGCGTTGAAAGAATCCTGTTTGTCCGGGTTCCCCGGCAGCGCGTGCAGTGAGATCGACCCGCCCATGATGTCGCTGTTGCTGATTGAGTGTTCAACCGAGTTGGCGAGAATTCGCCAGCCGTCCGCCTCCGCCGCTTTGCGCCCATCGTATAGGCTATGCTCAAGCACATACTGCCAATCGTCGAACGTCTCAAGCGCCTGTTTGAGCGCCGCCGCGACGACGTAGCATTTCCCGCCCGACTTGCGTGACAGGATCGTCAGCGCCCACGCGAGCGCCGCGACCAGCATTGTCTTTCCGTTTTTCCTGGGCACAAAAATGAGCGCTTCTTTCGTCAGGCGCTCATCCGTCCCGTGCTTATAGAAAATCAGGATGCCATATATAATCAGCTTTTGCCAGGGCTCAAGCTTCAGCAGCTCGCCCCGGAGCGGTCGCCCGTCAAGGGCCTCGCCCTGCCTGTGCCTGAACGTCGCCTCGATCAGCCCGATCACCAGATCGGCGTCCCGCGTCCGCACGTCCAGATCGTCGCGCGCCAAAAATCGCAAAAACCGGATGCACGCCCGCATCCTGTCTATGCCCGCGACGATCTCGCCGCACGCCACGCCGACCGCGTAGTCCATCACCTCACGCGCGTACTTGCCATCGATCATGGCCGGTAGCCGCTCTCCCTGCGGCGTGATCACCTTTTTGCCCCTGCGCTTGCACATCGCCGCGCGTTCCTCCGCCGTGCGGCTGTCCATTCGCGTCACCTCGCCTCAACTCTCCAATAGCCTGAGCACCGTCGCGAGGCCGCCGTCGGTCTTCCTCGTTTTGAGCGCGTCCTCGTTGATCTTGCGCAGCGCCGCCGCAGTCAGGCCCAGCTCGCGTTCATACGTCAACGCCTGATCATACAGTGCATCGACCTCAACGAGAAACGGGTTCCGGACGAGGTTCTTCTCTTTGGCCTTGTTCGTGTGCGTGATGATCGCGTTCCCGCCTGTCCGCTCAAACTCGGCCTCGACCTTATCGATCCGCTCGTACACCCGCGACAAGCGCTGCGCAGTCCGTTCAAATTCGTCACGCCACACGCCCAGCGCCGTACATTTGCGCACGATCTCGGCCAGATAGTCATCAGCCGTCATTCAAATTTACCCCTTTTGCCAAAAATGGCCCGCGATTATAAATGATTGCCCCCACCG